ATATATTATTAAACATTGTAAGTTGCTTATAGGCAAAAATATTATCAAATGCCATTTGAACAAAAGTAGCCTCTGTTCCACTCTCCATTACGTTAAATTCTATATTTCCTTTTTCTGAACCATCAGTTGTTAGAGCTATCTTTCCTACAATTCTACCATAATTTATATTTTCAGAATTATTGTTTCTACCTTGAAAAATTATTTCTCCCATTTCGTCATCAAAAGCTGGAGAAGATGAGTTTCTATAAAGAGTTATAGTAGGGTCTGCATTTGCGTCTGCATCTGAATTTGAAATCAATAAATCACCAGTAATCGAAGCATCGCCAGTGCCACTAAAACCATTAATTGTAGGAGATGTTAAAGTTTTATTTGTTAATGTTTGTGTGGCGGTAAGTAATGTTACCGTACCTGTAGCATCAGGCAATGTTACTGTTCTGTCTGCTGTAGGGTCTGCAACTTTTAAGACTGTTTCAAAGGCATCAGAGGTATCACCTTCAAAAGTTATATCAAAACCAGTGGTTATAAATAAATCTCTTTGAATATTAACTCTACCTGATTCACCTGATAAATTAATATATGTTGTTGCTGTTCCTCCTCTACGCACTTGAAGAGATAACGAGCTATCTTCTGTTCCGTCTGAGGCATCTTGAATAATTGATTGTATTTCACCATAAACTACATCTTGTGAATTGTCATTTCTGCCTTTAAATTGTATTGTGCCAATATTGTCATCATCTGCTGGACTACTACTATTTCTATATAAAACTAGATTAGGATCATCTCCTGAACCTGCATCTGTAGATAAGATTGTTAAGTCACCAGTAATAGTTGCATCTCCACCTACATCAAGCGTGTCAGAGGGCGATGTATTATTTATACCAACCTTACCATCTTGCAGAACTGTCATGGCCTCTACGTCAGTTCCAGTTTGATTATCCATAAATAACGAATAAGAATTATTATTACCTGTTCTTGACCCCATGTATTTTATAGTAAACCCATGCGTATCAGAACTAGAACTAGCACTTGCTCTTATAATACCTAAATCAGCAGAAGAAAGACTACCTGTTGTTTTTATAGCAGTACCACTTGTTTGAGATAAATTTATTGTTCCAGATGTAGTTAATCCAGTTAGTGTGCCTACAGATGTAATGTTTGATTGAGCCGCACCTGTTACTGTTGCAGCTGTGCCACTTACATTACCTGTTACGTCACCAGTTACGTCACCAGTTACATTTCCAGTTAAAGCACCTGTAATAGTAACACCACCACTCGTGGTTTCTAACTTTGTAGAACCATAGTGAGATAATTTTACCGCACCTGAAGAACCATCTGCTCTTAAATAATCAGTAGTTCCACCACTGCCATCATCTGTTTGTATTATTACATCTTGATTATCAGCATTTGTTTTAAGATTAAGACCACCTGTATCGGAAATAAGTTGGAATATTGAGCCAGTATGCCTTAAATATCCATCATTATCAGAACCAAACTTAACTTTTTCATCATCAGCAAATGATGCATGACCATCACCATCTTTAAAAACAGCTTTAGATCCCGGCAATGTACAAAATATATCTCTTGAGCCAGAACTCCAATTTACAGCATTGTTAGAGTTTGAGCTTGATATAATAGTTGTACGGGCAAGGGTAGTACCAGAAGAAGCAAAAGTACCTAACCCTACCTCAAAATCAGTTCCATCAGTACAACAATAATATGTTGTATCACCATTACTTAAATTAGCAGTAAAAGTTTCAAAACCAGATACTGCACCACCTAAAGTATACGTTCCAGTGCTAGTTGTGGTTGTTGTCTCTTTTATCCTATCCGATAGAACAAAAGCCATTACTTAAGCTCAATAGTTAAGTTCGTAGCATTAATTCTAAATATGTCTCCAGACTCAATTGTCTTAGATGCATCTAAAGCACCCACAAACAATATGTTACCACTACTAGATGCGTCTGCAATAAACACATGAGTGATCGTATTATTTGTGCCCCCTGACGCTGGAAAGCTAATAGCATTTGTATTTTTAGCTGTTTGTGTGTCAGTTGAATCTGCACCTATGGTTGTCCAATCAGAAGCTGGAACTTGCTGTCTAGCATAGTTTGTAAATGTTGCTTCTGTTAAAGATCCAGTTTCTGCTGCGGATACGGCTGTTGCTAATCCTACATAGATACTGTTTCCCGGACTTGCAAAACTGAGAGAATTATTTTTAAAAATATAATGTAATAATCTTCTCTCAAGATAATTGGTTGCTGCGTTTGCTGTTGCCATTTTCTACTCCTTCTTTAAGTTCTAACTGCTCTTGGCAATCCTTCTGAATATGCATCAGAATTTTCTCTTGCTTCGGCTAAGTCTTTTAGCCTAACTAATTGATCATTAAATCTTTTTTCATATTGTTGCATAATATCGGGTTCACCTTTCATATAAGTATACGCTTCTACAAGTGATCCGTAAAGTAGAGCAAATGGTGCATTTGTACTTAACCATGTTGTACCGCTATCTGCTCCTGCTGTTAAACTTGCAGGCCTATAATAATAGTGAAGCTCTATTGCGTAATTACTATTTGGTGTTGGTGCTACGATAAAATTGTTTATGTCAAAAACAGCATAATATCTAGGCAATCCTGTAGACGCAGAACCATCAAAAGCTTCTTGTAAAAAATTTACATCCTTTTGCAAAAGAAAACCTTCTGAACCAGCAGTGGTTATTTGTAAAGAAAATGATGATAAATAGTCACTTGGTATTGAAACAAACTTGTCAGATGATGTCATTGCAGATGTAACATTTTTTCTAAATAACTCTAAATCTACATTTTTAAATATTCTTTCTTCGGATGCTTTTATAAAATCAGATAAATGATTTACAAAAGTAGTTTCTGAATTATCTACATAATCTTGTATTGCTGTCTTCAATTGTGCAAATGTAAAGCTCATTTAACTCTCCAATGTAACCGGGCCTGCTGAAGCAATAGACCCTCCAAAATCTGTGTTTAATCCTGCATCTACCTCTGTTACTGTTATTCTTGCACCCATGTTTCCATGAATACTACATTGATAAAATAACGTAGATGGAGCGCCTGATGCAACTGTTATTTCAGTATAAGTTGAAGTAGAAGTTACACCTGTTGTATATTGTGTAGTTTTGTCTGCGTCAAGATAAAGTCTTAAGGGATGTGAAGACATATCACTTGAGCTTAATGTAAACCTATATGTGCTTCCAACTTTAAATGTCAACTGAACATCTGCTGTTGCTGTGCTGCCATTAATAGCATATTTATTAGAAGATCCAACATTATAGCTTGGATGATTGCTAGGATTTCCACCAACCACAGTAACAGTATAATTAACTGATTCTGTTGCGGTAGAAATATCTGGTATTGTAAATTTATAAGTATCATCAGTTAAAACTGTTATAGAATAACCATTTGCAAGCTGCATAGCGCTTTGTGTTATAAGACTTCCAACACCCAAAGAGTTTCTAAATCTAACTGTGTCTCCTGTAGTTCTGCCATGATTTGTTTCTTTTACATTAATAACCCCAGATCCAGAATGTGTATAAGGATTCGGATTTAATAATCTTTCAGCTTCCGGCTCTGTTCTATCTGGTCTTGCATCTAATAAAGATTGACTATCATCTACCTTGAACTTGCCAAGAAAGTTTTGAGGATGATCTGGATCAACAACATCATATCCTACTTTTAATCCTGTTCTAACTCCATTTCTCATCTCAAATACTAACTCTTTTATCGGGTATCTAAAGCCAGTTTTATCACATATTCCGTAAGCGTATTTACCTGCTGAGTATCCCATTACTTTTCTTTCTTTGCTTTATAAAAATATTCGTTACTGTCTCCAAATCTTTCTAACTTTCCAATGTTTTCTACTTGATAATATTTAGTACTAACTAAAAAATCTGGAGTTTTTGGATTCTCTGGTGTTAGGCTATTATCATAAACTCTCATCCTATTATTTGGATACAAACAATACTGTCCATTTTCCAACTCTAACAAGTTATGTGATTTATGCTCTTGAGGTGTCTCACTTGTACTAAAATCAACTGTGTCTATATCGCCATGATAATTATCCAAAGTTGCTATATAGCTTCCCTTTATTTTACCGGCATCTCTTGTGTACGCTTCGTATGTCATAGAACCAATAAATTGCTTTTGTATACATGTAACATTGTAGTCCATACAATTCCAAAACTGAAGGTTATATAAATCAAGGTCTGGCTTTGGTGTTTTTGGTTTTGCACAAAATGCACTAATAGGCAGTTTATCAAATAACGCACCATATTCTGGTAAATACGTTTCAAAATAAAAGGCTCTACCCGGCATTGATTTACAAGAAATCCAAATTCCTTTAACAAATTCACCATGACCATCTTGACCATCTCTTAAATACTCTTTTCTTACCCACACATCTTCAGCAGGTAAATTACAAATTAACTTTGACAATCAGTATCCTCTATTAAAGTTTATACCTCTTGTTGCAGCACCTCCACCACGCATTTTAATGACCTTTCCGCCACGTTTCATGTATCCCATTTTGTTTCTAACATCTGTTGGAAGTTTTCTAATACCGGGATTATCAGATGCTGGTGGCAATGCTTTCAAAGATTTTCCTGCTGATTTTTTTGTAACCTTTGCAAAGTTTTCTTTAGACATTCTAGCTTTTGCAAATTTCTTACCACCTTTTTCTTTAAGTTTGTCATAAGTAAACTGTGCATCATAGCTTGAAGATCCTTTAATGTTACTTCTTTTTTTCTTCACAACTTTAGGCAAAGTCTTTTTTTCAACTTTTGGAGTTTTAGGTTTTTCTACTTTTGGTGGTCTTGGCTTTGGTAAAACTTTTGGAATTTTAGTTTTTGGCTTGATCTCATTTCCAAAGCCCGGATTTGCCATTGTAGAAATCATTGTTGTTGGTACTGATCTGCCTACAGCTAAAGGTCTTCGTTTAGGTAAAGCTGAAACCTTTGGTCTTGGCACAACAGCAGTGCTTCTTTTTTTAATTTGAGTTGGCTTTCTTAATGCAGGCACATTTGTTTTATTATTTCTAGTTCCCTTTATAACATCAGGCACACGAGATCTATTACCCCCAGAGCCTGAAGATGGCTTGATAAGTGAACGTGATTTACTTGTAATTTTTTTAACACCTTGTTTAACTACGGGTGCAATAAGACTTGCAGCCTTTTTCCTTATAAAACCAGCAGGTGTCATTGCTACAACTTTAGTTAAATCCTCTGCAAAATTTCTTTTTGGTATTTTTTTGCCAGTAGGTTTTAGCAATCCACTAATTTTCTCTTTTGCTTGTGATAAAAAGTCACTACCTGTTTTAGCAGATTTTCCATCTCGCATTTTCTTGACTTTACCACCCATCATTTTTTTCTTAACAGGTTTTATATTTTTTATTCCTTCTTCAGGAACTTTTCTAATAGTTCCGTCTGGTTGCAGTATTTTACCAGTTCGTCTTAGCTTTCCTTTTGAGTATTTAATTATAGATCTTTCACTCATTGCACTCTCCCTGTTTCATTTCTTTACGTAAAGTTTTGCTCATTTTATTAACCTCCATAAAAAGTGTTGTAAGGAACAAACCTAGCAGATGAACTATCTGAGTCTTCTCCTGCCGCTAATTCAAATTGAAATTCATATTCTTGCTTTAATGGCGCTACTCTATTAGATACTTCTGGTCTTTTCATAGCTATATAATAAGCAAGACCTGATACTAAACAAGGAGCAAATCTAGGAGGAACAAATGATGTTGTTGTTCCTTCTATTCCTGATGATATACCATCTATTCCAACTATTCTAAAAAATGATAATGTATATGTGTCTGCACTATCTGGCACAGGCCACATTGTAACTGTTACAGAACCAGCTAACCTTTGAACAAATATCTGTGTAGGCTTTCCCTGCGTATTCTTTGATGATTGTTGTGCGTAAGTTGAAACACTAACCCTTGTTAAATTTGTATCTACTTGACTTGTTCCTGTTCCTGTCCTTATCTGATGTTCTAACAAATCAACAGTATCTGTAGGCATGGTATAAGTTGCTGTACCTGAAGACAAAGACAAAGTTCCAGACGCTATTGTCCAAAGATTTAATCCTCTATTTTGCCACTCCATGGTTAATAAATTAAAACTACGTCTAGCATTTCTAAGATCATTTCCTGTTCTTAGTTCTAACCCTGCTCTTGAATATGCTTCTTCAAACAAATCAGGTAAATCAGGTACTACTACTGCCATATTCTAGTTTCTCCGTTAACTTACGTATATTTTCTAAATCTTGCCGTTTTTTTAGCAATCTTTTTGGGTTGTTTAGCCACTTGTTTTCCTTTTCTAGTTGCTTTTCGCTTTTTAGCCGTAGTGGCGGCGTATTCAGCGGGCGAAAGAGCCTTAATTGCCGCGGAAGGTAAATAACGCTCGCCTGTAGCTTTTGGCCCCTGTGTACTAGGTTTACCACTTTTGGTTCGCCACTTCTGCTTACCCCACGCTTTTAAGCTCCTTTGTGTCTTTTTTAATGCCATTACTAACTATACCAATAAATATCTTTTTACACTAGTCATCTTTTCCTTTGCCTGCGTAACGCTTCTTTTGCTCTTTTTGCAATTGCCGCTTGTTCTGTTTTACCAGAAACTTTAGCCCTTTGCTCCATAACAGTAAGGATTTGAATTTTTCTAGCAAAAGGCTTATTAACATTCTTAACTTTTCTAGCTGTTGCACGAGCATCAGCAACAGTTGCATACTTAATCCTAACAGTATCTTTTGGATTTTCGTCAGTGTAGAGTCTTCTTCCAGAACCTTTAGGCTTTTTGCCTGTGCCAACCTTTGGATCTTTTTTTGCCATTTATTTACCATTTCTATTCATTATAGCTGATGCCCCCATGTAAGCAGCAACAATACCACCACCAGTGATGTAAAAAAGATTGCTAATATCGGAAAGTGCTTTAACTCTCTCGAGATCGACCAAGAACATTGCAACAGTAAAAGAAGCCATTGCAACCAAACTAGCTGTTGCCATACGTCTTTGCGCCCTCTGCTTTCGTAAGTCATGCTCTAACCTTTTAATTTCGGCCATATGTTCAAATTCTTCATCACTTACCACTCCATCGTTATCGATATCATATTGTGCATATTTTGAAGATTTTTGTAGTGTTTTTCTTTTCATCTTCTATTCTCTTTATACATCCACGCTAATAATATTATAAAACCTACAACGGTACAAAATAAAATAAACCAGCCAATATATTCCCATATTTTTCTAATTAATTCCTGTCTTTCATATATTTCTTTTTGTCTTTTCTTTCTTATCTCCGCTTCCATGTGCAAAATTTCATTCCATGAATTAGCCCCGTAATGAAAATTTATAAATGATTTAAGTTCTTGACGTTGTGCTTCTAATTTTTTTTTGGCAGTAAATGCCTCTATGGCACTGGCTTCTATCTCTCTGCCTTTAAATAATTTACGAAGTGGTGATGCATTCTTGGCGGTCTTTTCAGTATTCTCAACATCAGACACTGCTCCCATCCAACGTGAGAGATCTTTTCCCATAGACTCAATTTCACGGCCTGCGGCAAAGCCACGCTTGATTGCGTTGAAAGCCGTGTTAGCGGCTGTTATGGCTATGCCGATTGAGGCTGGATCTAACATTATCCTCTGTATCCTCCACCTGCTGCTTTGTAGGCTTTAGCCATCATCTGAGCTTTTCTAGCACTCCACTGACCCGGTGCGCCACCTTTGCCTCCGGCTTTTATTCTATTAAATATTCTTTTTCTTAATCCGGGTTTTGTGTAGTTACCAGCTTCATTAACTCTGCTTTTAGATTTTTTCTTTTTAACTCTTCCACCTTTTTTTAATTCTAATGCATCAAGTGTTTTTGCTTGCCCTGCATGTGCTTTACTTGCTTTCTTAAGCATAGAAGAGACTTTTTTAATTTTTGATTTTAATCTACCACCATTTTTCATCCCATTAGATCCACTATTGGATGATCCGTTACCACTGCCATCATCTATGTTTTTTGCATTTCTTAGAGTTGCCAAATCTCCTGCATCTGATCCAGATAGCATAAATCCACCTGATTTTAATCTTATGGGTTTTTTCATCATGATCTCCTGTTTACTTTCTTTGCAGTCTTTGTTCTTGCATAAGATCTGTTACTTGATCTTTTTGCCACACCTAAATTTTTCTTCTTATTATCTTTTGGATTGCCATTTTTATGCGTGACATCTTTTTTATCACCTTTTGTTACTTTACCAACTTTTAACATTTTGGCTCTAGCTGTATTTCTAGAAGCTCTTTTTTTCTTTTGATCTAGCTTGCTGTGATAATTTTTGTATTCTTTTTTGTAGTTTCGCATTCTTCTTGTACCTTACAAATAGGGCAAACATAGTAGTTTTTATTCACTTCATCAAAGTTCATATGAACTTTACATCTTAAACATATCTTCATACAGCTCTAGTTTTACCCTTGATTGCACATCCATCTATAGATCTTTTTCTTTTTAATGGGCCTCCTGCAAACATTCTTGCGCTTGTCATAGGTGTCATTCTATTCGATCCACGCATTTCCATTTCTCTTTTTTTGGCACTTGCTCTTCGATCCTGCGCAAACTGACCCAAAGGACTAAGAGGACCCATTACCTTGCCTATTGATGACAAAGCTCCAGAAACTGGCCCTTTACCCTTCATAATGCTATATGCAGGTGAAAATGTTTCTAATAACTTTCCTATTTTTTTCTTTTGAACAGGTTTTTTGTACATACTATTGCCCTTCATCTGTTGTTTCATTGAAGCTCTACTAATCAACACTTCCACCTTCTTCTCGATTGTCTTAAGCGACTATTTGGATTTTTAGCTGCTTTAGGAAATTTTTTCATTTGACCTGCACTTCTTGCACAATATTGTTTTCTTCTTTTTGCAGCTTTACTTCCCGGCTTAACTTTACCAGTTACAGCAGTTTTAAGTTTAGACCCGGGATTTTCTCTACGATATTTAGCGACACCTTTGGCGGTCATTCCTGCGCCTGCTTTTGTAGGGCGTTTATGACCACCTTTAATAGTGTAGCCTTTCATAGATCCTTTTCTTTTGGCTGTAGCCATTACGACAAGAATACAGTTAGTTTATTACCAGAGCCTGTAAAGGCATGTATAAAAGCACCACTTTCAGCTAATATTCCTTGATCTGGTATATTTAGTGTGTGCAATCCTGTTGGAAAACTTTGAACTATTAAATCTGCTCCACCTGAGCCATCTTTAATAGTTAATGCTCCAGCGGCATTGCCAAATATCACTACCTGCCTGATTCTAGATCTGTCAGGGCCTATTACAGCTGCGCTGTCTCCTTGGTTAAAGTTAAAGGCTTTAACATCTGATCGACCTGCCATTTAAATCTCCTGTAATTAAGCCTCGTAGCCTATTAATTCAATTAATAGCTTACCCGCAGTATAGTCTGCATCTGTTGTTGATCCTAATGTTAGATACAAAAACTCATCTGCTGCTGGTAATCCAGTAAAATACACTTTTGTACCTATGGCTGCGTTACCTGCATTGACTAATAATGTCTCTGTTAAATCAGAGATAGCGCCATCTTCAACACCAGTTCCCTCTGTTGCAGAGTGTACGTTTATGTCATCTTCGCCACCTACTGGGGTTTCAAAACACTCCATACTACCAGCGATAATTGTTCCGTTTTCTGCCGCTGTAATCTGACCTATGTGACATACATTGGATGTACCATCAACACCAACAATGTCTCCAGATGCTGTTGATCTTAATCCTGTTAAGTCTATTAATATTCTTGTTGTGATTATTCCGCCTTGTCTCATAACAGAGCTTCTATAAATAGTTCCGGTACCACCTGTGATACCAGTCCCTGCTTCTGTAGAAAGTTTATTTGCGTCTAAAGATGCAAATCCACTTGAGTTTATGCTGGATTGAGTTGTGAAAGCTCCAGTTGTAGCATTCTTACTTACAGTGGTAAATCCACCTTCAGAACGTACCGGACCTGAAAAAGTAGTATTAGCCATGTTAATCTCCTTGTCTTGGCAAATGTCGAAGTTAATTCTTCGTCAAGGTAATTATAGTATATATGAAAAAGGGCGGTTTGTAACCGCCCTAAGTCAATTTATTTAGGCTCCCGGTGAACCAAACATTCCGAGAGGATCTGATACACCAAATGAATATCTCTCACGAGCTTTGTATCTAACATTGCCTGTGTTGAAATCTCCATCCATTGATGTTGACATTGGTGTTCTTACAAACATCTTCATTCCGTTAGGAACATCAGTTGTTAAGAAAAATGCATCAGTATCTGTTAAATAGTGATTTACAGAAAAGCCCTCTGGTATTGAACCATTAGTTCTGATTGCATTTGTGTCATTATCTGCTGTTCCAACTCTTAGATCTGATTGCAAGATCCTTGTTGCGACAAACATCAAAGCTGGTGGAACAATGAGTTTTCTTGGTCTTGCTGCAATCAACAATCCTCTTTCATCAACGAAAGCTGCGATGTCAATTACTGCTTGCTCAAGAGAAGTCTCGTTCAAGTCAGCGTTTGTTGTTAATCTGTTTTTATTGCTACCTCCAGCCACTGTTGGGTGAGCTGTGTTAAACAATGTTACACCATCGCCACTTTGAAATGTATCAAAGCCTGTGTTAAGCAATGAAGCAGCTTTTGTCTGCTTTGTGTAAGCCATCGCTCTTGCTAGTGCTTTTGTATAACGAGCAGACAATGAATCATAAAGATTATCTTCCATTGCCTCTTCTGTTATTGAAAAGCCCATAGCCACAGTTTCGTGGTTGTATCTTGAAGTAAATGACTCTTGTGCAGTGTCATATGAAATTGCTGCACCTTCCTGCTTTACAGGAGCTGCACCAAAACCAGATAACTTCACTTCTTCTTCAAAGCTACGCTCTGAGTTTTCTACTTCATAAATTTCAGTATGTTCGTCTTCATACTTTTCATATTCCAAGCCAAACAGTGCGTTTAAACCCGGTAACAACTCTTTAAGGAGTTGCGCTCTTGATATAGCCATATTTCAATCTCCTTATTAAGCTGCTGATGGTGCGTTACCAGACACGACACCAATACCAAGTTGATGACCTGTATTGAACTTACATAGCATAATTGGAAAAGCGGTTCCTTTTTCATCACCATCAAAACCGCCTTTGAAATCTACAATTCTGATTGGTAAAGAAGCTGTATTAGCCGCTGTGCTAATATCTAGTGAAACTCTAGAAATGCCTAAAGTTGCACTTGATGTTCCTTGTACTAATGCTGCGTTTGCTGCAATATCATCATCATTAACAGTGCCGTCTGCCTGAATTTCAAACAATACGTTTGGATCATCACATACATAAGCCATACCTTCTGTGTGTGCTGCGCCTGACCACTGTTGACTAAAAGTTAATTGTTTAGTGCTGATATCAATGAATCTGCACCCTAAAAAAATACCTATTGGAGTAGCGGAAGATGTTCCTGCATCTTTTTCAATAGTTGTTGTAGAACCAGCATCTACTAGCTTTACAACATCACCGAAACATATTCTTGTTGAATATGTTGAAAGCACAGGATACTGACGAAACGAACCATTGTATGTTCCGCCTAAGTTACCTACCGGTCTTAATCCAAAAGGAGCTGCTGTTGCTGACATAATTGTCTCCTTAAAATTAAAATTACATTACGAAGTGCGTGTGCTTTTCTCTGGTCTGAGAACTGGCATACGGGGGTCGGACTCCTTTAGAAAACTATTGTCCACGGCCTGCATTTGTGATTTTGCCTGATCATGTTGATAGTCTCTTCTGGCTTCCATGTTTTCCTTGGAGTTCTTGCAAAGTAACAATCCTCCAACCTCTACATTACCTTTGAATTTAGAATCAACGTCAGAGATAATCTTTAACTCAGGATGATCTTCTAACTTTACTGGCTCCCAACCTTCACGAAATTTAGATGAAACATTAGTCATATCTGCTTGACCCAGAGATGCAGTTCGTATCCAACGATACTCAACTCCCTCTTGTGGTGCTGGATCTGGTAAAGCAGATGGTCTTTTCCATGTTACTTTACGTTCTGTGTTTTCTCTTGTTTCTAGAGTGCGTGAATCTCGATTAACCATTATATGATTCCTTCAATAATTGTTGCGCATATTGTTCAGGGGTAAGCCCAAGTCGCTTTGCGAGAGCAATTTGGGTAGAGGTCAATTGCACTTTGCGTGGTTTTTTTGCACTTCGGTTTACCGGGGCAACCACGTTACCAGCAGGGCGCTGAGGTGCTTCTACCTCTTCTGTCTCAGCACTTTGCTTGTCTTCATTATCTTCGTTAAAGTAATCTGGAAATGCTTTTCTCAAATTACTATCTACTCTTTGATAATACTCTTCTGGATCTAGTAAAGGATTTACACCTGCCTTTACTAATTTTGCATGCACTCCATGTGCATATCCAGTCATCTCTTCATAACCATCTTTGTTGAACCAATCACTATTTTTATCCAACCACTCTTTATCTTTTCCTGTAGGCTCTTTTACTTTTGGTTGCGCAGAGGCCTGCGTAGGAGGAGTGGCAGGCTCATCTGCTCGTACCTGTGGTTTATAACTATCTACTCTAAACTTTTCATTTTGAACTTGGCCTAACTTTTCCTGTGCATCCACAATTTTATCAGGATCACCAGATTCATATGCCTCTTTGTATTCTTGTCTTGCTTTAGCTAACTGAGCATCAATTCTTCCTTTAGCCTGCTCTACAAGAACGGACTCTCCATCGTCTAGAGTTTTTCTTAACTTTTTGTTTTCTTCAACTAATCTTTGAGCATGAGCTACGGCTTCATCACTTGTTCTTTTGGCTTCTTCTTTTTTCCTTCTCTCTTCATGATACTCGTATTTTAGTTGCTTAATTCTTTTTTGAACATCGCCTTTATAACTATTGATTTCATCATCATCAGGTATATCCGGTTGTGTTCCTTCAGTTCTTTTTGGCCTGTTTCTATCTTCTGGAGGTGTATCATCTACAACCTCAACTTCTACTTCTTCTTTATTTAAACTTATAGGCTGTTCTTTAGTTTGCTCTATATTCTCATCTATTTGAATCTCTGATTCAATTTTTTCAGCTGTATTATCACTCATAGTCTTGTAAATCCTCTAGGGTCATCGACAACTGCTTCCACAGTGTCATCATTGATTAAACGAAATTCTTCACTTTCAACTTTAAACCTTGTTCCAGAGTAAGATCTAAATATTACAAAATCACCCTTTTTACAATACGGTCCATTAGGAAACTTTTGATCATCTTGATATGCGTCTTCTCCCATCTCTACGACAAGACCAACGATTGATGCAGTTTGTTCTAATTTAGTTAAATTGTCTGGCATATATACGCCTGACTTCGTTTTTTCTTCAACCTTTGGGATAGCTATTAACAGCTTATAACCTTTTGGCTCAGGAAGTTTTAATTTTAAATCTTCCTCATAATTTACTTTTTGTGCAGAGTACATCCCTGTTCCTTTTTGCAGTGATTAAGGTTCACAGTTACCTTTGCAGGCTTAAGCGCCTGATTGTCGTTATTATAAATATACACAAGTGTTGACAATTTTGGAAGACCTAATCTTCAATAAATCTTTTTTCTGTTTCCTGTAATAATTCTCTAGCTATGGACAATCCTTCAATTTTTCCCACAAGTCTTTGATATTCTTCAAAATTTTTTGGCCTGCCAGAAGAAAGGTGATCTGTAGTTGCATCCATTTCTTCTTGAATTTTTTTTATAACAGGCGTGTAAACTGTCTCATTTCTGCTCATTTTGTAACTGCTCTGCTGCCTGCATAACTATCTTTGCTTCTTCTTTTTGATCTTTAGAAGCATCTGTTGCTAACTTAGCAGCAATTCTAACACCTTCTCTTCTATCTTCTGACTCTAATCTTTCTGTTTGTATCTTTTCGTTATTTTTTGTTTTCAAAGCATCAAGCTCTAATTTAGCTAAATCCATTTGTTTTTTATGCTCAAGCTCGTCTTCTTTAATTTTAAGCTCTCTCTGTTGTATTTGAGTCAAAGGATCTTGTTGTTGTTTAAGTGCCTCTTGCTGTTGCATCTCTGCTGTGTTTTGTTGCAATAACTTTTCCGCTGCCTCTGAAGCTAATCTTGAAAGCTCTTCTTCTGCATCTTCTGGTAAAGGCTTTTCTTCATTAGGCATAGCTACACCAAGATTTTTTTCTATTTCTTTTCTATATTGGAAAGCAACATGTTCTGTGATATGCGCTGATAATGCAGCCTGTATTGCTCCTGCAAATGGTGACTGACCCACAATCTCTTTTAACTTTGGATCATTAGCAGCAGCAAGGTGAACCTTGATGTGTGCTTCGTGATCCTGATATTTAAATGCTTTTACAGGCTCTTGTTTTAAGATTGCCATATTTTCAGTTACAGGATCTGCTGGTTTTATGTCGTCAGGTAATTTAATAATATCTTTAGCATCCTGTATACCTAAAACTTCTAACATTTGTCTATGTAATTTACCCATATCATATAGCTGTGGTGCTTGTTGAGCTAATTGTAAAGCAGCTTGATACTGCATAACTCTCTGTGACATTGTTGCTGCGTTAGGGTCTGACACAGGTATCACATCAACTCTGTCATCAAAGTCTTTTGTCCTGTCGAAATCGCCTTCCATTTCATAAGCATAGTTTCCATCCATATAATCACGAATAACATTAGATAATAACCTTAGCTCATTTTTAAGAGCAGCATGCAATCTAGCCTGCACACCAGACATAACTTTCATAGAACGCTCCATAAGAGCCAGTGTTGTTCCTACTGGCGCTTGCGCGTTGATGTCTCCAACTTGTATATCCGCAACGGAGCCAATCCTTCTCCCCTCGTCAACAATGTTTCCGAGTAATTGGTAGAGGACTGAACTTGGCTCCTTGTAAGGAATGAAAGTAATAGCGTCACGAATTGCACCACCCGGTACGTCAACGTCACGGAACTCACCCGGCATGAGAGGCGAATCATCCCCTTTGATGCGTAAACCCCTAGCTTTAAGACCAGCCGGTAAATTAGATAAAGTACCAGCATCGATGAGTTGACGAAGAATACTTGTAGCGCTTTTAGCCAACCCACCAATGAGGTGAATGAGGCCTGTACCATAGAAACCAAGGCCCGGAAGGTATCTGTAATGTACGAAGTATTGCCTTTTCTTTTTCTTTTTATCATCTTCATAATAATTCCTCCTGATAGATAATATAGTTCTTGATGATTTATCTATCGTGATAACGTATGGTCTGGCTATACCATCTTCTTCATCAAATGGTTCTGGCATTTCCATATCTACATGCATTTCTAAAAGAGTGTGTCTGTCGTCATCTTCTATTGTTGCTGATTCACCATCAAGCTCATCATATTTTTCTTGTATATCTGACATATCTGGCTCAGGGTCAGGTAATTCTATATCTCTGTAAAATCCATTATCTTGTAGCTTGGCTATGTCGTTTGATGATTTTTTCATGACATGGGTGTATCTCTCACATGTCATAAGATCAGAAGCGCCATAAGAAACAACAAAATCTTCTGCCGGTACAAACATTGCACATGGCCTTTCCATGATTGGATCATAATAAACCTTTTTGAAAGCAGAACCAGCTAAAGGCAACTTAAATAACATCTGCTCTGTTTCATCTCTGTATTCTGTCATCTTTTCAGTAAGAAGATAATTCATTTCATTTTCTACACGAGAAGCCTGTTCTGTTTTTTCAACAGACATTTTTCCTAGTATTTTAGTTCTTACTGGTCCGGATGCAGGGAATATCTCTCCCATAGCTTGTGCCTGAAACCTTACAATTGACTCTGTTAATATAGGATGAAACACGCCAGATGAGCCTGCCCAAGGCTGCTGTCTTTCTTCTATCTTCATTCCAAGAAGATCTAATCCTTTGACATAACTCTTTGCCCATTCACTTCTTGACTGTCTGTCAGAATTAAAACTTGATATTAACTCACCAGCCATTTCTCTTAGATCTTGCTCTTCAATTTGCTCTGCTAAATTTGAATCAAATCCACCACTTAATATTTCTTCTACCTGTTCGCCTGTAAAATCAATGATCATCCCGCCATCTTCTGTTTCAACAGATACTGAATCAGGGTTTTCAACTTCTATACTTATCTCAGGCTCTGCACTTTCTTTGAAAGTCTGCATGGGTGTCATTGTTTTTTCTACAGCCATTAGATACTCCTATTTAATTCTTTCTAAAATTCTATCTATCTTTTCTTCTAATCTGTTTATTGCAACTGTCACATCATCTCTCTTTGCATAATCTTCTCTGGTTTTATTTAACAATATATCAATTCTTTTTATTTCTCTAGATTGTGTTCCTATAAACCAACCACCGCCTAAAACGATTATGCCAATAAGTCCGTCTATGATATGCACTAAATCCATTAATAATACTCTACAGGCCTTCTATATTTTGGTTCATCATCCCAATCATCCATAGTTGTTCTTATCCAGCCACCTTGTCTAAACCTTAACAGTGCCTGTGTGGTTGAGTCAACTAGGTCATCATGATCTCCTGATGGAAATGATGCACATTCTTCTATAACTTCATCTGCCCAACGTGTAGGTGGACACCACACAACGCCACTTGCAAACAGATCCGTGACACTGTTAACTCTTGCTATCTTATCCTGTCCACGGCTCGGTGTAAACTCAGTAACTGGTATTCCCATAGCTCTTAATTCAAAAATTAAGGGTGATCCTGCCGCTTTAGCCTCAATAATCATCTGATCTGGCTCAAATTCCCAGTATTTTTCGTAAGCTGCACGTTTTAAATCAGGAAATTCTAGTTTTTCTTTGTATGCATCAAGTAAAATGAGGTTTGGCCTCTCATTTCCTTCATCATCAGGGTGATGAAAGATTCCCCAAGTGGTACAGGCACTATAATCTGCTCTTTGTGTCTTTAAAAACGCTGTATCCCAAGACTGAATGATGGAATCACAAGGCGGAAGGTCGTCTTTTTCCCATTCTTGCCACCATTCACGCTTAATTAACGCTCCTTCTTCGGATGTGGGGTCTTGTTGATACTGTGCGTTCCACTTTGAAACGGGTAATTCAGCTCTTAATGCGTCTAATTCTTCTCTTTTCCAAAATTCAGGCCATAAAGTCTTGTTTGAAGGCAGTATTGCAGGCAGTTGTATCACTTCCCACTCGTTAGAACCCTCTCTTTCGATAGATTTATTAATAATTTGACCTGTTAAATCTCTTTTGGACCATCTTGTCATCACTAAAATGATAGCACCACCGGGCTGGAGTCTCTGTCTTGGTCCAGATGTATACCATTCATAGACTTTGTCATAAACTTCCGGGTTATAATCACCCATTGTGGCCTCCTGCTCGGAGTGGGGATCATCGATAATTAAAATATCAGCACCCTTACCCGTTACTGCACCACCTACACCTATCGCGAAGTAGTCACCACGTTTATTTGTATTCCATCTACCTGCCGCTTTTGAATCAGCGGACAGTTCTATGCCCGGAAATACTTCTTGGAAGTCTGTATTTTGTATTAGATTACGAACTTTTCTACCAAACCCAACAGAAAGCTCTGCTGTGTGAGCTGTTTGAATAACTTTCTTTTCTGGATATTTACCTAAAAACCATGCGGGAAAAAGATAGCTTGCAAATTCTGACTTGGTATGACGGGGTGGCATGTTGATTATCAATCTTTTTAAATCACCCCGGGCCACCTTTTCAAATGCTTCTGCCATAATCTCATGATGTCTTCCATGAATAAAAGAGGGCCACATTAACTTTACAAACGGAAGAAAATTTTCTCTTGCTGTTTCTTTTTCTTTTACGGATTCATATTCTTCTATTAAGGCAAGTATCTCTTTTTGCTGCTCTGGCGGCAAGCCACTTATCTTTTCAAGATTACCTTTTAACAGATGACTAAGATCATTCATAAATATCTCTATTGACAGGAGGGCGATTCTCAATAATGTTTTTTGCCAACTCTATCATCCATAAACTCTCCTTGTCTTCAACTGAAGAAGACACATAAAGCATTCTATCACCATTCTCATCTGTAGACCATCCAATTATGATAGCTTCATCTAATTCACGCTCTTCTAGATTTTCAGGAGGGTTTCTGTAATCGTCTAAAGATACTATATTGTCTGACAAATAATGTTCCTTTGCAATATATATAAATATAATATTTATATACTTCTTTAGTATCTATATAAACTTCTTTAGAATATTTATATATATTATAATTTATTATACTTTCTTTTTTATTTTTGACAATAGAAAAAAAGTAAATTTGTTAAAATTTTATATTTGAGTGTGCAGAATAACGTGCGGCTGTGTGTAGCCACGGCCGTGTCACATGGGTGGGTGTGGGTAGGTGGGGTCAAGCCTAGTACAAAAAAATTTTAGACCGGACACAATCAAAAAAAATTATAATCGAAAATAGAAATAATAAATATATCGTGACTAGCTGTAAAACTTTACGTAACTTTTTATTTATTAATTATTGTGTTTAGCTTTGTTAATAATTCACTTTCAATTTCTGTCGATGTTCTATCTCTTTTATCTTGTATGTTTATATTAGTTTCAAATATTCCTAAATTCTTACCTAACATTTCCAAAGCCTTTAATCTAACGTGATCAGTTATATTTGTATCGTCTGCCATCTGTTCAATCTTCTTTAATATTGTTTCAATTTTACTTTCAGACAGTTTGACTTCATTCATGCGATGTAGACGCTGTTTTTGCTCAAATAGATGTTCTATAAATATCCCAATGTTATCCTTAGATCTTAATCTACTTGCTAACATTCTTAGAGTGTTAGGCTTGATATCTTTACTTACATTGTAGTTGTTACGATATGCATCTATTAAACTCATGCCTTTTTGCCCATTACGCCCTACAACGTCATGACAAAAACCTCGCATTTTTTCAGTTAAATCTGATCCCATAACTTTATTATTTTTAGTCTTGTTTTTATCTTTATCGTTATTTGCAACGAGTGTTAATTTTGTTTTATTTTTTTTATCTGACATTTTTATACCTCTTAAAACTTTACGTAAACTTTTGGTCTGATGTTCTAACGACCTGCGACATTTAACTTATACTAACATTTAATAATCTTTTCGTGTAGGTCATGAAAATAATTAAATTAATTTCAGAAAAAATCAAACCTCATTCGTAATAATTTATAACAACTAATGGAGATCAAATTGAATAACATAAAATTAAACGACAAAGTAAAGACCAATCAAATTACATCAAGACCATTAAAAGAAAATGAAATTGTCAGATATATGAAATTACCGGATGGTCAAAAAATAGGTCTTAATAAAAATGGACATTCTAATGTTAATATTCGTGAATGGGATATTGATGCAAATTGGATTGTAAAAAAAATAACTGAAAAAAGAATTGGATTGGTTCACAAAAATAATCCTAATGGCAAACCTAATTTATATCTTGCCCCTCATTTTATTAAAAAGTGATGGGCAAATATTGCATAAATAATAGAATGGCATTTAATGGCGTTTTAAGCGTCATACAGCCACGAAACGATATTCATGTATGTTATTACATATTTCTTTATTTCAGCGTTTTTGTTAGTGACATTGACTTTGGTAAGGTTAGGTAAAATAAAGTAAAATAATGTTAAATAAAGTAAATTATATACTTGTTATTTAGAGTGAAAATTATTATATATAGGGAGACAGCCTCTGTACGGCAAAACTGAACTGATTAGTGAAACATGGTATCAGTAGGAGTTGGGATGCTCCTCGAATTTTGGCAAGGATACAAAAGACACTCACAGCCCCCACAATGAAGATCGATGAGATTGCTCTATGGGCTAGGTAGGAACTACTAATGTTTTGCTCTATAGAGGCTGTTACAATTTAATCAAAATAAAATGGAGAACTATTATGGAAAAGCAATTAATTAATGTCGTTCAATATCATTCAGTCATGAATAAATGGATGATCGTTAGAGCCAATTCTACAATCGATTATAAAGATGGGAATGGTCAAGTTGTTAAAAAATTATTTGGAACTAGAGATAAGGCTTTGAGTTACATCAAAGAGAATTACAGATCTACAGTACATAAATTTTATCCAAAGACTTTTTATTTTAATAAAAATGGGCAAGGCTTACGACCTTTTAATTGGCACTCGCCTAGTGCTTACAATCTTTAATTGCACTACTTAGGGCAGTATTTATTTACTGCCCTTGTTAGTTCAATTGAACTACATAGACCACGTAATATAGAGTAGATTAAGTTGCGAAAATTTACGTGGTCTTTAACTTTAATCAAAAAAATGGAGACTATTATGGAAAAAAGAACTTGGCAAATATCTTGGTTCATTGGTCATGGCAAAACTAAATCAGTTTTGGAAACAGTAGATCCATCTGACTATGTTGATAAATACATGGAAAGGGAGACACTAAGGGATGAGGCTTATACAAAGTATAAATTACATCCGGAAAAAATGGTCATGATCAAAGAATATAAGCAATAGGAGAGACTATGAAAAAATACACTTTCAAAGTAACGATCGAGGGAATGAATGGATACCTCACGTATACAGTTGAGGCGAACTCAAAAGATGAGGCTGTCCAAAAAGTATACGATGATGCTGAGAAATTGCCCACAATCGTTTACGATATCTAATGCACTAATTAGAGCAGTAATTATTACTGCTCTT